AAAAAACATTTTCTGACTTGGAGTTGCCCGGTGGAGGCTGAAGACAACCCGATCCCGGACTGTGCGACGATCCTTGCCTTTGCTCAGGCAATCGGTGACGTTTCAGCCTATTCTATCGGTGAAGAGCTGCACGAGAACGGTAAGAGACACTATCATGCTGCGTTGGACTTCGAGGATGCCATACAGACGGAAGACTGTCGTAAGTTTGACATTTGTGGTGTGCATCCTAATTGGCGGAAGTGTGAGAAGCGGCACTGGAGGTACACTCAGAAGTTCGGAAAGTTTATCGCGAGTCAGGTTATCGACATCTGGGGAGAAGCCAGTCGGAAGCGGACTGCCGCGGAAGCCGTTGATTTCTTATGGGAACAAAAACCGCAAGACATGGCAAAGTTTGGACGGAACATTGAGCGCAATCTCAGACGGCGAATCGATACTGTTTCAAAGCCTAGCCTTCGTTGGTTTGGTCCTCATTTACAGGAACCGCCTAAAGATTGGCGACCGGATGAGCAGACACTTGTCGTCGTGGGACCTATTGGAAGAGGGAAGACACAGTGGGCTAAGTATTTCGCTGAGCACTCGGGAAAGAAATGGTGTTACGTTAAGAACTCCCTCGAGGCACTCAAGCATGCCTGGAAACCTGGTGTCGAACTTATAATCTTTGACGACATCGGAATCGAGAAGTATCAAAATTCTTCGGGTGCTGGACGACGTGACGACTGGGGCGACGTATTCGATATTACTGACGGTGGAGACCTGAACATGCGAGGCGGAGGAGGTTTTCAAATGCCTCCTGGAATATGGAAGCTGTGGCTGTGTAACCCTGATCGGTGGGCTGGACTGTTGGACCTCGGCGGGCGCGTAAAGGAAAACAATAGGCGTAGTTTTGTTATGCAGTTTACTTAATACAAGGAATCGTGAGACTAGTGTCACTGCGTGCGGCAAGTGAGCGGGATACCCGCGGCGCGCTCCGCGCACATTCTTAAAGGTCCTCGCCACCATCCATGGCTGCGGCTGCGGCGGCTGCAAAGGCTGCTCCTGGTCCTGGGGGAACACCTGCGAGTTGTATCGGGCATGGCTCGGTGAGAACAACGGCGTACTCGATCTTCATCTGACACTGCATAGGCTGCATGAAATCCGTTGTAGAGGCGTCGGCTCCTCGGAAGGGAACAATCCCAAAGTTGAAGAAGGTTTCCTCGTTCGGGTGCATAGCTGCGGTGACTGTCTGCGTTGGATCGCGGATGAGTGAACCGCGGAGTTGAGAGGCGCTGAGTGGTGACGGGACTCCTTCGAATCGTTTAGCGGAGTAACCCATCGTGAGCTTAGTGCCTGACTGAATGTTCGGACGGCAAGGTAGTTGACCCATAACGGTGTACGGCATCTGACTGAGCTGCTGCTTGTTCGTATTGTTGTTAATCGGTATGTTGGCCTCGGTGCCTAGCTTGTTGATGAACGCGAGAGACGGCTGGTACGGACCCGGCGTGTTGGTGGGGTCGTGGAGATCGGTGCCATCGGTGCTGTTGAACACAACGGTAATCTTAGATGCGACAACAGTGTAGTGATAGTACTGACCCATCCAGAGTGTGGTACCAACTGGGAACTGCTGGGAACCTCCAATGGCTGCATAATCGGTATCGTTTGCTCGCCAAACCTTATTGGGCAAACCGGTTGCATCTGAACCTGGGATCGCGAGGATGTCTTGAATTGAGTTGGCCCTGACGCGCATCCAGAGACAGTTTGTGGGTTGAGCACACCATTCCGGTGCGACTGTCCATTCGAAATCCTTTCGGAGCTTGAGAAATCGTGACTTCTGCCGAGTAGTGGCAAGACGGAGACGAGGAATAGCGTAATCCCGCTGCTTAGTGGTACCGGGGTACTTCCGAATCGCCATCTTGCGCTTCTTCCGGTACATACGTTTCGGCCGTGCATACTTGGTGGACCGCTTGGAGTACCGCTTCCTTTTGTAGGTTCGCTTTTTGCGGTAGTACGGCATCTTATAATCTAATAATATTGTAAGGCCTATATATGGTGACTGACTTTTTAGCACATCTGTTAAAATTGCTTACTGACTATATAACAATTTAGTGGTCACAGGAAAACAGGGGTGGACATTGAATCTTATAGATGTCCACTGATAATATTGTAAAATTCCGGGTCAATCGCAAAAAACATTTTCTGACTTGGAGTTGCCCGGTGGAGGCTGAAGACAACCCGATCCCGGACTGTGCGACGATCCTTGCCTTTGCTCAGGCAATCGGTGACGTTTCAGCCTATTCTATCGGTG